TAATGTTCTCTTTGAACGCTTTTGCGCTTGTAGATTTCTTTAATGGCACTTGCTTCTCCTTGATGATGGTTTTTACTGTTTTACTGTTTAATTTCTCTAACTTTTTAGGGAATGTTCTGCGTTTCTTTACTTCTGGCGCAGGAAATGGCCAAGGCGCAGTTTCTTGCTTAAAACGCACAATACGATCCATTTCTTCTTGGGTAAGGTCTGAGCCTATCTTGTTCTCGACCCACGCCCAAATCGCTTTTAACTTAGTTTTGATGTAATTCATATATTCCCCTATTCTGCCCAGCAAACGTCTTGCCAGCTCATTATTAAACATTTCTCGCCATTGTGAACTACAGGCGTGAACTTTAAATATTCCTCTTTGGGATCATCATTCATAGTGCCAAATCGGACTCTTGTGCCAACTTCAATAGGCATAGGCTCTCTGCGATCTGCGGATAGCTTTTTGCCAGGGCCTACTGCTACTACTGTTCCCATGTTCTCAGCTTCTTTATTGTTCACAATAATCACTTCGCTTAAAACACGAACATCTGGCTTGACAATTATCTTATCAGCCAGAGGTTTATATATTACAATTTCATCAGCCATTTCAATATTACCCTATTGTTGTGGTTATACAGCTTGTAGTCCTTTACCGAGGACTATGAGCTGTAGTTTTATTTGTCTTGTGCGTGTGGGTGACGAACATGGCTGTAGCACTCACGCTCGCCCATATTGCCGTCATTTAACTCACCAAGCTTACCTTCAAAGTTGCCAGCGTGGCTTAAAGGGCGTGAACCCATAGAATCCATTTTGCCCATAGCAACGCCACCAACTAGCTTTTGCTTGCGCTCGCCTGACATATCAGAAGATGTAGCACCTTTTGGCAACTTCTCGCCAGTTGCGCCCTTAGTGCCTTTCATTGAATCCATAATTCCCATGATTTTTCCTTTAAGATGGGGTTAATACACTACGAATAATAATACTATTTTACGAGTTTTCAAGTGTTTTTACTAGATTAATTGCACCTTCAACATCGTGTATTCGACAAACTGTTGAACCTTTCCAATTCATAATAAACAGTTGCTGTGCTGCTGTGAATTTAGCTTTGGAATCAGACTTTACTTCGACCAAAGCAGTTTTTGAATTTTTGCCAACCACGAGGTCGGGAAAACCACCAGCAACCCTAGACGTATCAAACACAGAGCAGCCAAGATCACGCAGAGCCTTGACAATAACAGAATGATTTGCATCAACTTTTTTAGCATAAGTCATTGATTATTTATAATTAATCGTTAAGATATGCTAACTTTACATCAAAAGGGGCGCAAATGGCTGGTTATTATTTAACTGATGAAGAATGGATTGCCGAATGGAATCTACTTGGTTCAGCCCTTAAATTTGCTAATAAACATGGCATTTCTGAACGAGCCGTATATAACCGTAGGCGTTCAATAGAGTCTAGGTTAAACATGACTCTTACAGCTTTCAACGACCAACGCTTTGATCAAACCAAAAGAATATTTGAAACGGCAGGACACGCAAGGCGTGGTAGAGAATTAGAAAAAGGTCACATCATTGCATTTGGTGATTGTCATTTTTGGCCTGATGTATCTTACACAACAGCATATAAAGCCCTTATTGAGCTTATAAAGGAATTTAAACCTAAAGTCGTAGTTTGTGTGGGCGATGCTTTTGATGGAAGTCAAAGCAGCAGACATCCTAGGATCGGCTGGCAAAATACCCCAACCGTCAAGGAAGAATTAGAGTGTTGCCAAGAAATGATGGAAGGTATTGAAAAAGTTGCCAAAGGTGCTGAGTTGATATGGACTCTTGGTAATCACGATGCTAGGTTTGAAACCTTTTTATCTAATGGTGGGGCGCATAGCTATCAAGGTGTTCAAGGATTTACTTTAAAAGACCATTTCCCTCTATGGAAAGGTTGCTGGACATACTGGGTTGAGAACCCTGGCACAATGAATACCGTGTTTCGTCACAAATGGAAAGGTTCTTGGTCTGGTGGTAGAAACAATACTTTAGCTGCTGGCACTCATGTAGTTTCAGGCCATACACATCATTTAAGCGCAATTCAATATAATGATTACAACTCTCATGGTAGATGGGGCGTTCAAACAGGTTGCCTTGCAGACCCTCGTGGCGAGCAATTCATACATTACACAGAAGATGCGCCAACTGATTGGACAAGTGGACTAGCTCTTTTAACCTATGAAGAAGGTCATTTACTTCAGCCAGAATTGGTTAGGGTATTTGATGAAAACAAGGGTCTTGTAGATTTTCGTGGAAAGTTACATCATTACTAATGAAACTAACACCAGCAATAATTCGTAATTTGTATTCAGCAATCTATTGCATGAAGCCTTTTGATCGCTGGGATATGCCTTTGCCTGACGAAATCAAGTTTGTAGTAGATAAAGACCCACAAACTATGGGAACTTATCTATACGATACAGGCGAGGAATACGAGCATACCATTACTATTTCAGCTGCTCGTTGTGGTCATCTTGATACTGTGATGCGTGTTTTGTGCCATGAATGTATCCACATGAGCCGTCACAAGACAAACAAGTGGACTCACCACGATAAGGAGTTTCGTAATAGAGCGCACCGTATCTCGTTTGAATTAGGTTTTGATCCTCTTGAGCTTTAGCTGCCAATCGGTCTTCCGTAGTGAATGTTGTCATTCGCCATTTCCTTTTCCAAGTTTCTGATTGACTCGTTCCAATAACCACGCCTCGGTAACGCCCCATTTATTGCTAAAACCTTTGTGACCCAATCCGTGAACGCCACTATTTCCCCGATGGTGTTCTGGGCATAATGGGATGACAGGGGATGCAGACCGCTTGTTTCCATACCTGCGTATGTGATGGAGTTCTGACGGAGTGCCTTCAAACCCAAGGACTTCGGAACATAAAATACATCCGAGTTCTGCAATCTTACGGAGAGCGTTCTTTTCACTTTTAGTGGACACTATGCTTACTCGCCCAATCTTCAAGCTCTTGAGCTGTTTCTGTGATTTCACAAGCGATTAAATACGCTTCTGTCTTACGCTGTTTCAATACGGCATTAAGAAAATGTTTTGTAAGTCTATTAATTTTTAATAAGTTATCAGCGTAATCTGTCATGTTGTCATTTTCTCTATTTGTCTGTTGTTAGCTTGTTCTGTGCGCCAAGCTTCAAAACGCATTTTTGCTGCTTCAAGTTGCCATTTTAACTTTTCTGCTTGCTCTGTGGCTGTGCCTATAGCCTTACATAGCTCTTGGTATTCAGGGCTACGGTATGCTTCCATTTCTTTAGCTGCAATGGATGCCCCATCCGCTTGCGCCATCTTGATTGAGCGCAAAGAGTGTTTAAAGGCTTCGAGTTGCGCCAATTCACCCTTAGCTTTCGCATAGTCAGGAGCTTTTTGATAGATAAACTCAATCGAATCATGTGGATTAAATTCTTTCATTTAACAATCTCCAGGCTGTAGCTGCACAAAGTGGCACTTGTCCGTTTCCAAGGGCTTTAAGTCTGTCCACCCTATCGGCCAGCCCATCAACCACTCTACCCACGTTGGGTTCAAATTTCCAGAAGTCGGGTGAACTACCATACTGAGGGTAATTTGTTTGCCAATCTCCAACCTTCGTTGTATTGATGGATTGCTCATGTTCCCCCTGTTTTTCCAATCTTCCGCATTGGGCGTTGGAAATATTCTTTTCTTCAATGCTTTGCGACTGTTGCTGCCACCATCTATCCCTGTTGTGCATGGCGTGTGAAAAAAATCTACGTTGTTCGGTATTTTTTCCGACAATCCATATTCTTTCCCTTCTGTGATTTGCTCCAACATCGGCTGCTGAAAGCACTCCCCATTCCGCATCGAACCCCATCGAGGCCAAATCTGCAAGGACTCGTTCAAGTCCTCTAAAAGTGAGCATTGGACTGTTCTCAATGAATGTGTATTTGGGTCGAACCTCGCCAATAATCCTTGCCATCTCTTTCCACATTCCTGACCGTTCTCCGTCAAGCCCATCTCCTTTTCCTGCTGCGCTGATGTCTTGACATGGAAATCCCCCAGATATGACATCAACAATTCCTCTCCAAGGTTTTCCGTCAAAGGTTTGAACGTCATCCCAAATCGGGAAAGGCGGGAGAAGTCCGTCATTTTGTCTGGCGCACAATACGCTTGCTGGGTATGCTTCCCATTCGACTGCACAGACTGTTCGCCATCCAAGCAAATGTCCCCCAAGTATTCCCCCACCAGCACCTGCGAAAAGAGCCAACTCATTTAATTCCCCCATTATTTCAAAGCCATCCATAAGCCAATTTGAGCAAAGCTATACCCAAACCAAATAAAAGCATTAGGTATAGATTGTTTTCTTAACTGCTCTATTCCTACAATTAAATACCCAATCCCTGTTGCTGCGATGATGATTCTATCCATGTTCCCCATTCCCCCTTGTTTCCATGTTTGTATTGCTCAAAAAAATCGTCTAATACCACTTTACTAAAGTTTTTATCGCTAATGTAGTTTCTAAACCAACTTAATCCTTTTTTGTGGCGCAGATGACACAAATAGCGAATAGCGCATCTATGCCTATGCGTATCCTGATTTGACTCGCTCTCTGTATTGTCCTTCTGTTTCGCCTTGTATTGGTAAGATTCCAAGTTCTTTTCCTTTGGCCATTACACCAGCCAAGCTTGCATCCCACTTTTGAACTGGTTTATCGGTTGTGTAATTTACTACACTTTTTTGGTTTCTTACCCAATTACGCCAGGTCGCAAACCAATCTAATTTTGCACCTTTTTGCCCACCTTGAGCTATCCAATAATCTCTAAATTGATTCCAAATGGCTTGTGGATTTAAATCAGGGCGTTCTGTCTTGCAGAACACTTGCCATTCTTCAGGCAACTGTTCAACATTTAATCTTTTAGCCTTGGGAGCTTTAGCGACTTCAACACTATGGTTATTGGTTAATGGTTCTTGGTTCTTGGTTACGTTGTGATTCGGTTCTGATTTCAGAGCTAATATCTTTTCTGATTTGATTCTGTTTGCATTTCTGGCAGAATCAGCTTTAGCACGATATTTGGCTATTTCTTCGTCTGCTCGCTTATTTATATACCCATCTGGTGTGCAATCAAAAAACAAAGTCAAAACATATTCAACTTCTTCTTCATATTCACGCATACCAATGCTTCTAGCAATTAAGTCAGGTTCGCCATTTAAAGGCTTTTCAGCAAGATAATAAGCATCAATAAGCCTGCGATAAGCTATATCTTCAATAATGCTTAAATGCCTCGTATGGGAAGCATAGTCCCCAATATGGAATGGGTAAAAATTCATAATGCGCTTTCGTTTAAAGCCGTTACAAAGGTGGACTTGGCAGGTCGGTAACGAATCGACTTTTCGGGAATGACCCTAGCCTGTCCATAGATTTTAATACTTTAAATCTTGTTCTGCAATATAACAAAAGATACTACATTCAATGTTAGGTTCTTGAGGGTAATTTCCATCTGTAGGTTTCAATTCGTCAAGATACCTATCCTTAAACACGGTTTGCTTCTTAAAACGCTCTAATTTTGCCATGCGATCAAAATGCTCTGGAAAGTCAACTTTGATTTTATTCCAATAACCCATGCCACCTTTTACGCAACCTATGCAATTATTATTGTGATAACCAAGTTTATACATAGCTGGTAACTCAATATTGGCGTTTTTAAGCATAGCTAAACAATCTTCTTTACCCAACCCTTTGTCAATCAATGGTGTCCATATATCCACATCATTGTTGGCATCTATAAAGCGATCTAAGCGAGCTTGTTCCTCTGCTGTATATCCAAACACTTGACGGTCTGTAACCTGCTCAAAACGCTGTCTAATGCGCTTTTTTAGCTCTCTTGTGCATGGTGCGCCTTTTGGGGTGCGAATAAAGTTTTTTTCAAATACTTTGTAAATTGACCGTTCATACTTGTCATTGCCAAGTATTTCTATCTTTTGCCCAAACCATTCTTCGCAATCAGCCAGAAATCGCTTGTTATCAGAATGTTCTTCTTTTACTTCTGTATAGGCTATAACCAAAGGATATTTGCCAGCATTTTCAGCAATCGCTATTTTTGTGGCAACTGCACTAGCAGCTCCGCAACTAAACCAACAGACTATTCTCATTGTATTTCAGGCCATATTAAGTGCCAGGACTGTGGGAATATGTCCTTGCGTGTTATTAATCCTTTTGACTCACGCTCAAGCGTGGCAGCCAATATTACAAACTTTTCATAAGGAATGTTGTTTTTACGCCACATTGATACAGCATTAGGCGTAACCCCTGCAAGTTTAGCGACTTTTGTTGATCCCCCCAGCAAATCAATTATTGCTGAATCTGATAGTTTTAGCTTCATGTAAGCAATCTTACACCTTATGTTGTTAATTTGCAAATAGTTGTTGACACCTATGTAAATATGCTTACAATCAATAGTGTAGCAATTTCGCTATATTTTTCGGGGGAACGAAATGGGTGAATTACACCAACTGATGTTAGAGCATGAAGAACAACTTGAAGAAGCATTAGATGCAATGGAGTGTGGATGGCCTACACAAGATCAAATTGACATCATTCGTCATGCCTGTGGTAAGCCACGCAACAAACGCTCTGTATTAGCACCATTGTTTGATGACTTTGCAGTTGTATTTAGGAGTGCAAAATGATCAATGCTTTTAGTGTGCGCTGGCTAGACCGTGATGAAACCAAAATTAAATATACAGAAGATTTTGAATCACAGAGTTGGATTTTAAAAGCTGATATTTTGCGAGATGCTTTATACGAGCTTGAAAAAAAATACAATGAAATTATTGAATTGGGGGAATAAGTGAATCAATCAGAATCAATCGCTAAATTAGCAACAGCTTTGTCAATCGTTCAGGGGAAATTGAGCCATGCAAAAAAAGATTCAGCAAATCCGTTCTTCAAGTCTAAGTATGCTGATTTGGAGTCTGTGTGGGATGCTTGTCGTGATCTTTTGGCTGCAAACGGCTTATCAGTTATGCAGTTTCCTGGCGAATATATTGACGGCACAATGTCAATGACCACGATCCTAGCTCACAGCTCTGGTGAGTGGATTGGTCAAGAAATGTCTTTACCTGTATCTAAGCCTGATGCACAAGGCTCTGGTTCTGCGCTGACGTATATGCGTAGATATGCGCTTGCAGCAGTTGTCGGTGTAGTTCAAGCCGATGACGATGCAAATGCTGCCGTGCAAAGCAAGTCTAGTAGTGCAATGAAGTCAATAGCCAAAGATATTTTATAAAGGAAAGAAAATGGCATATACACCAAAAGAAGGCTCAGGGAGTTTATTTAAAAATGACCGTAAAACGACTGATAACCATCCTGATTACACAGGGACAATTATGGTTAA